TGGCTCAAACTCATCAAACCCTACTAAACTGCCGTTCCACTCGCGTTTCATGCGGTTAAGCTTGTATCGAAAACCAGAGCGGTCTGATATTCCGTAAGCATTTTTTCCAGAAGCAAAGCCTGACACGACTAAAGACCGTACTGGTATGAAGGAGGACTTATCTTAAACGATGCCCTATCCCGATCTTCTTCCATTGCTCGAAGCATTTCTTCTTCGTAAATAGCTTTAAGTGGTGCCATTAGTTGAGGACTACGCTTCATAGAAAGATAATACGCAAGACCCGCCGCCAGACAGGGGTAAAACCTAAAAGGTATATCTACCGTGTTTGTAAAAGCATCCGCATCGTCTATTCGAGTTAGACGATTAAATTTAATAACGTCCGTGCTGTTGTCCGGAACCGGCCAAATTTTTAAAACAGGGCTTATTTGCCTATCTAAAAAGAATTGATTCGGGCGGCCTGTTTGAGTTTTTATTGGAATGTTTAAAAATTCAGAGCGGCTAAGACGTGTAATTTCAAAGTCTGTCCCGGTTCGAGTAACCACCGCAGAAAGCATATCTATTGTAGATTGCGTGTCCGATAAATCTTGAACCGCCGAAACAGTGGTTGTAGCGCCACTTGTACCGCCCGTAATCGTTTCATTAAGCGTAAATGAGCCTACCGGAATAGTAGTAGCAAAAGACGTGGTCGTAAGAGTGCTAGTTATAGAAGCAGTAGCGCCACTTGTACCGCCCGTAATCGTTTCACCACCCGTGAAGCTACCCGTAGCTGCTACGGAAAGAGTTAACGAGCCAGAAGGGTATTCACTGATCCCGGCGGCAAGCGCTATAGTAGTTTGTTCTATAGTCCATTGATTTAAACCTCTGTTTGCCCAATCAGCAAACAACAAGTTTAAAGACCTTTTTGCGGTCCTTAGATCATAGCCCGTGCGTACTTCTTGACCACACCGCTCAAACGCCTCTTCAATATATTCAGCGACATCTATTTCAAAATTCTTACTGTTCGATGTTGTCATTGTATAAATTATCAAATATTCGGTTAACGTCCAAACTATAGTCTAAATCAGATTTAGAGTAATGTATGTGCGCCGAAGGTTTAAAATCGGGGGCACCGGAGCCTGTTTCAAACCAAGCCGGATGTGTAACCCGTACTCTATTGTTTGGCAAAGCTACAATATTACCCGTCCATTGACCTGCATCTAATAGCTGTAGAACATGCGATTGCTTATGCTGCGCCGGATCATCTGCTATTTCGCTTTCCGTATAATCCACGGTAAACAGATACTTTGCGGGGAACATTTCCCCGTTTACTTTAGCCATCCACGGGGACGGCGTTGCTCTATCTAAAACATACACAGAGTGATGATTAGACGAACAGTCCCACGGTTGAGCATCGTGTACCGCCATAGGCTCCGGCCATTCTTCCAGAGGAATATCTGCAACAAGAGCGGTTAGGGGCATTCTTGCCCACATTGCACCACCATGAACGGTGTCTTCTTCTTCACCTTCGGCTTCAATACCGGTGAAAATAACTTGAAAGCTTAAACACCGGCAAGGCATTGTAGTTACAGCAACCACCATTGCATGAAGAAACTCTCCATGAAACTGCTCATGGTTATGCGTAAATTCTTTTCTGACCCAGCACTTAAAATGAGGGATATTCGACGTTAAGTAAGACATATTTTATTTGCTTACTTTGCCACCACTTCGATAACCCTTAGATTTCATTTTACCGCCAGCAGCCATACCTTTGGATTTTATTTTACCGCCAGCAGCCATGCCTTTAGATTTCATAGCGCCGCCCTTGGACTTCTTAACTACTTTACCGCCAGCAGCCATACCCTTGGACTTCATTTTACCGCCAGCAGCCATACCCTTGGACTTCATAGCTCCGCCCATAGACATACCTTTGGATTTAATTCCTTTTTTCTTTGGGGCACCGTTACCCAGATTTACTACAGACATATTAACCTCACAAATATTTAGTTACTTTTCGTCGGCTTTCTAATACCGCACCGCATCCTTTTGCAATCTGTTGACGAACTTCGCCTCCATCTCGCATTCCTTTTACAGTAGCTTTTTTAGTGTTAGACACCACTGTTTTGCCTTTACTACCGGCTTTTTTCTTTTTACGCGCTGTTGCTGCTCGTTCTGCTTTAGACAAAGATCGTGCTTTGGCTTCGGGCAAACAACGGTCTGGGTTCTTTTTGTCTGGGGAAGTACCGCATTTTCCAACAATGTTGCCTTCGGAATCAATGCGAACCCAGTTTTGGTCACGCCATTTCTTTAACTCACCCATTAGCTTTTCTTCTTACTGCTTTTGGCATAGTTAGGGTCTTTGCAATACTTAGAAGCGGCCATGTTGGCGTATGCCGAAGGATACGTGTCAAAGGTTCTTTTTGCCCACGCTTTACCCGCAGGGCAGATCTTACTGCCTTTGCTTTTTTTAGACGCAGCACCACCTTTACGGTAATACGTCAACCCTTTAGGCATGTCCCCGCGTGTCATTACCATGCTTTACACGACCAATAACGGGCGCTAAATTTATCTTTGGCAGTCTCGCACTTATGGCGTGCCCTAAAGTTAGAACGTCTAGCTGGTTGATCTTTCTTAATAGACATCTTGGGGTCACCAAAACGTACTATCTTGATTTCACTACCTTTTTTAGCCAAAACCGCACTTTTTTTAGGCTTATTCGGGGTTCTTTTTGGTTTGTTAAAACCCGCAAAAGACTCTCCGCGATACTTTATACGACCCGAAGGAGTGCGTGTAACGTCTTTGGTTGTTGCCATTTAATCACCTATGCTATGCGTGAAAAACAGTCATAGTTAAAAAAGTAGACACCGTATATTGCAAGAAAATCCCGTCAGTAAACAAGACTCCGTTTTCCGGAATAACCACGTCTCGCGTTGCCGTAGCAGAAGCTACCGAGCTAATTTTCATTAAACTTGTGCCTGCCGTAGAAGTGGTTAGAAAATCTATGGTTCCAGCAGTGGCGGTGCTGGTCAAAAAAGAACCTTTTAATCTAGCTCTACCGGAAAAAACAATGCTAGAAGAATCTGCACTTATCCCAGCCTTAACGTTACCCGCGGGATCTCCCACTGCGGTTATAGAGGCAATGGTCAAAAAGAATGCTGCGCTAGTCGCAACGCCCGAATCGGCACCCGTCAAAGATTCGGTTTGAGCCGTACCGTTAATATCCGTGCCAACAATGGTGAAAGATATACCATCATCATCGCCTGCCGAAGTAATAGTAACCTTTCGAGCATTACTCAACGTGACAGAACCGCCGTCTGCCAAGGCTCCGCCAATAGTCAGTGCGGCGTTATTGCCAACAGCCGCATTTGCCGAAATACCATCGTCATCTGCTGCAAGCGTATCCGCCGTAATGGTGACCGCAGTTACATCTGATTGCACGCTCATAGTTTACTCCCGTAAAGAAAAGGGGCGTTGTCGCCCCTATTCATTGGATCTATTAAGATCCGTATGTGACCGCAACTACACCCGCAGACGTTCTAATACAGATCTTAGCTGACATAACATCGGTGTTATTACCCGCATGAAGATAGATAAATGAACCCGGTAAAATAGTTGTTGCGCCAGTAGCTGTAAGAATAATCGTTTGATTACCATCAGTAGCTGCGCCTTCTTTTTCTAGGTGGTTCTTGCCAGCAGCAGTTGTGATAAACGCTTCAGTAGATTCAGCGTCAAGCTCATTTGCTGCGTTCAAAGTCAACGTCAACGTGTTGGTGTTAGCCATCGTGTTGTCGCCACTGAAAAGGAACAAGCATTGGTCACCAGCAGTTGTCATATCTGCACCAGCAGTGAACGCGATGTTAGATGTAATGCCACCGGTCAAACGAACTGTTCTGAGCGTAACTGTAGGCAGTGCTACAGCAGCAAGAGCTTGGTCAATACCAACTACACCTGTACCACCAAACACAACGCTAGACTGCGCCGCTGAAACCACCGCAGTTTGATTTGCCGCAGCTTCTAAAGCTAAAGAAAGCTTTAACATCTGAGTTGGTGGTGTAAGCAAGTTTAAAGTTGAGGCTGTTGCAATCAAACCATCTTTGGTTGGTCCGCCGAAGTTAAGGTTCCAAGTAGGGTTTAAACCTAACTGGGTTGTACCAATAGCTTCATTGAACATGCTTATGCCGTTCAAGGTGTTGTTGGGTAAGGTAGCAACGCCTGTTACATCGAGCGTCCCGCCAACGGAGGCATTGTTGCTGTAAGTAGAATTAGTAGTTACCGCGCCAGTTGTTGCGCTTTTGGTAATATCGGTGAAACCGTTCTCTGAGCGTACTGCTCCAGTAAAAGTTGTATTCGCCATGATTATCTCCTGTCGTGGCTAATGTCAGACACGGGATGTGTCTGTCAGGGATAAATTTAATATACACAAAAAGAAAAGGGGCAACAAGTGCCCCTTTCTTATAGCTAGTTCAAAAGAACTAGGCTCCGGGTGTACCGATAACAGAACGCCAATCAGATACGCCGAACGAATAACGTTCGCGTGCCTTGAAGCGCATGTTACCTGTATCAAAGTCACCTTCCATCGCAGTTTTGATGGGAGTTCTTTGAAACAGTTTAAAGCCACTTGGAGCATCAGTCTTTATGAAGTATGCGTCTGTGTCCGTAAGGAAGTGGTTTACAACCGCTCCTTCTGGAAGCATTCCCATAGACTTCATAGCGTTGACATCATTGTCAGCAGTGCTTGATCGCAGCGTAGAGTTCATAACTCTTTCTGCAATAAATTGAAGCTCTTTAGGAATGATTAATTTCATTCCACGAACCGCAATCTTTAAGCCACGCTCATCGGTGAAGCCTGCGATATCAATTAACATCTGCTCAAGAGATGTTTCGTTGAGATCGGCGGCTACGGCCAATACGTTTGACTGATCACCTGAGATTGACGGGTGATCTGATGCACACAAAGACGAGCCATCACCGATTGGAGTACCGGTACTGAACGCATTGTTCAGTACGCTTGCCGCACGGATTTGCTTGGTTTGTGACATAGAACGTGCCAATGCACGGGTGTAGCGTGCTGCAAGTTTGTCGTACAAATTATCTTCAATAGCTTCCTCAGTGATCGAAAAGGCTAGTGCAATAGTTTCATGTGAGTAGCGTGCAGTATAAGTTTCCTGCGCTTGGTCAAATGAAATTGCACCACCTTCAGATTTAACTGGGGCAGTACCAAAGCCAGAAAGCATTACTTCTTCTTCAAACGCTCTGTCCGAAGACTCTTCGTCAAAGATTTCAGCGTGCTCTTGGTCATATCGATCATATTCTAAGCCGAACAAAGCGTTTAGGCCGGGTTCAAGCTCTTTCGCCAGTTGGGCGCGTGTAATAGGCATTGAAATTCTCCTACCTTATAGGCCAGTTGTTGTGGCTGTAGTTTGTGAATCGAATCTCGAACTTGGAGAGTTAAAGTGTGCATTTATTCGCACAATCAAACCAATTCCCGCTGAAGCGAAATCACTATTAGCATCGTTATCAACGATACCCATGATTCTCAGCGGCAAAGTAGCCGTAGTTGCGATTGTAGACACGCCTAACGCCGAGTTAGAGCGACCTGTGTCGGTTGAACCGGTTCGAGCAGAACTACCAAGACTAGCATTAGCGAATACTGCCGCCAGAGCAGTAGCTCTGTTGGTAATAGTTGCATCAGTAGCGACTTGGAAAGTTTGCATCGGATTATCCGCAACGAGTGCTTTGACAGGAAAATTCGTGTCAACGCTTACGCTGTTAGATCCGGGCCAGAAGTTGAGGAAAGTGGGCTTCTTAGATACAGAATCCACATATTCAACGCCAACTAATACACCGAGGGCTTGCGTAGTGCCGCCATCGGTTGCGCCTGCTTGAGCAATTACCCCAGCAGCTAACGGAACAACGATGCCATATTGAAATATAGCGCCTGTGTTATCCGAAGCGATTTCGTATTGAGTTAAGCCTGTTGAATTTGCGGCTGCTCCTACTAGTCCAATAGGACGAAGCCCGTAAGCAGTTTCTTGATTTGCCATTTAATTGCTCCTAAAAGCGTTTTACTTACGAGGACCACCAAAAGTTACACGGGATTGACGTTCTGGTTTGTCAATCACCATAGTCGAGTGTGCATTTTCGCGAAGAATGTCCGTTTCAATCGCTTCGATCTGATCTGCGCTCTTCCGTTGGAAGTACTCAGTTCTTTCAGCCACGGTTTCTAACGGTATTCTTGCTAGCAACAATCCGCCTACACCAAACACGCCTTCATATTTCCCTGATTCTATAGTAGGTGCCTCAAAATCTGGATATTCATCGCGTCGGACTAGTTCATAGCCTTCTCTGATACGAGCAGAAATATTGGTGCGGTCTTCAAAACCGCGCACTTCAGCACGTATCCAACGATGTTTATACCCTTCTGGCGCAGGGGGCGCGTCTAACTTAGACGGTGGACTCCACGGCTTTCTTCTAGCCTGTGTAGTCCGTGATGATTTAGCGCGGGAAGTTCTCTTGATAGCTTCAATTTCATCGTTTTGATTATCTGTCATTGTCCTTCCTTCACGTACTTAGCGTACTCTTCGAGTGGCACTCCCAATCTTTTTGCAATGGTAACTTGGCTCGGGGAGAGACGAACCTTTTTACCGCGTCCTGTTCCTTTAGAGCGAGATACTCCCGCTACAGTCTGACCAGAACGATTTTGTCTTGTTGCTCCTCCATCCGGAAACCGGTGAGGAAACGCATTTTTCATACGAGAATCTAACGCATCATAGTAATCATTACTAGCTGGGTCAAACCCTTCTTCTTGAACTAATTTCTTATGCAAACCAAATGCTGCAAACGTCATTGCGTCATCTTCGCCAAACCAATCGTTTTTTGAAGCCCATTCTTCGGCTTTTTGATCAGGTGCGGCTTGTCTAGGGGCAGGTTGGTATTGCTGTTGCTGCTGTTGTTGCTGCTGC